AATGCGGCGGCTACTCTTTACGCTGTCTGGAAGCGTGCTTATATTCCTCCGAAAATCAGCGCACTTTCCGTCTACCGCGCATCCGACACGATTGGAACGGCATCGGATGAGGGTAAATACTGCTATGTCAAATGCACGTGGTCGGTCGATATATCGCTAACTAGCGGCAATAAAGGTAAGACGCTCGCCATAGAGTATAAGGCCGCGTCTGCGACATCGTGGACCTCAGCAAAGTCGGTGTCTCTTTCGAAAACGTCGGACACCACATCGACGGCGGTGCTAAACTCGTCAAGCGCTGGCATCACGTTCGATACGTCCACAACGTATCATATTCGCGTGACAGTTAGTGACATGTCGAACCAGACGGGTAACACAGCTTCCGCTACATCGACACTGTCCCCAGCATTTTATACGCTAGATTTTGGTAACCAAGGTCATAACATAGGAATTGGCCATGCAGCTGATTTGGATTACGGCGTTGACGTGGGCATCAAATTACGTTGCGATAATGTGAACTTTGAGATTTTGGACTCTGATATTCCTCCAGCTGGTACAGATCCAAGCGGTGATGTAACTGTTTGGGGTAATGGTCTCTACATGTATCCATCGATTGCAGCCGGAGAAACCGATCAAGAATTAGCCGTTGGTTATATTCGAGCCATGCATCGTGGCGATGGCGCTTGGAATCCTCGGGCTCGTGGCATTCAGATAGAGGCCCAACGAGGAACCGGAACCAATCGAAAAACCAACGCGCTGAATCTTCTTTTGGATAATAGCGGAAACGCCACGGTAGAGATGACGCAGGCGGCTGCTTGGAGAAAGGCATTAGGCGAGACTGATTGGGCGAATTTACCTCTTGGAAGCAATGCACAATCATATTCCGATTCTTGGCTGCCTAAATACAAACGTCACATCGGCAGTCTCGTCACTATACGAGGTGCTGTTAAACCAAAATCACAGGTTGCTGCTGGTAACGACCTTTTAATCGGAACGTTGCCTACAGGATTCAGACCGAGTTCGGAATCCACCACCATTTGTCAGGGGTCTGGCGGCGCGATATTTATGTTAGCGGTTTATGACGACGGCAAAGTTCAGTGCGAACGTTATCGTAATGGCTCCACTAATGCTGCTATTCCCACGACTGCATGGGTCGTGTTCTCGTTCACATTTGCTTTGTAAGGAGGATATTTTGGAAACGTTAATCCGCAAGGTTATGATGCCAGATGGTGTCGTCCGAAATGAGCACCGTATTACCTGCATCACAAGCCGAATTGACCAAGATACGGTTATTGATGTTGAGAGTTCTGGTGAAAACGTCTCGGGCTACATTACTAAACTTATCATTTCTCCTTACGAGGGAATTCTAACCGAGGAGCAGGCCTTTGATATTTTAAAAAACGATCCGTCCTTCCCAGAATGGACCGACCCGGTTCATGATGCACTCGATGAGTTGCTCCCAATCCTAACCGACGAGCAGGCCGAGATGGTTACCAACATGTATCCCGCGTGGGCTGTTGATATTTCCTACACAGTTGGTGAGCGTGTTCAGTACAACTCGAAGCTTTACCGTTGCGTGCAGGCGCATACCTCGCAGGAGGGTTGGGAGCCGTCTGTCACGCCCGCTCTGTGGACTCGTACGGCACAGGAAGGCGAGATTCCCGAGTGGATTCAGCCGACTGGTGCTCAGGACGCCTACAACAAGGGCGACAAAGTGACGCATAACGGATCTACTTGGGAGTCTGATGTGGACTCAAATGTTTGGGAACCCGGTATCTATGGATGGACGACCGTAAATGAGTAGTCTTCGCGATGATATTGTGGCATATTGCCGCAGGAACCTTGGCTGTTCTTACAGCTATACTCCGTCCGGTGGTGTTGAAGGACGATCCTACAATTGTTCCTTCCTCTCAACTTGCGCGTACAAAGCCGCGGGTCTTACTATTCCCGGCTGGCAGGGCCATCAGAATGGCGATGGCTCGCAGTCGGATTGGGTTTATCGAAATGGCCATTGGACCACTGATAAATCCAAACTAAAGCCTGGCGATTTGGTCTTCTTTGGAACAAGTCGCACTAATACCGGTCATGTTGGTGTGGTTAGCAGGTCCGGCGCAGTCCCTTATATTATTGACAGTACGCCCAGTAGGGGAGTGGCAGAACGTCTGCTCCCCACTGGCGCGGGCTTTGTCGGTGGCGGATGGCCGCTTGCTAATCTTCCTGCGGACGCGAGTGAAGTGGAGATATTCCCAGTGAATAAGACAGTGCATGTTAAATCCGAAACTCTAGCCGTCAGGGATAAGCCCTCCACAAAGACCGGAAAGGTTGTTGCTAGGTACGCCAAGGGTAATACAATTAATCTCGACGGTCTTACGTTCGGCGATGACGGATATTTATGGGGAACCTACATTGGCGGCTCTGGCAATCGTCGTTATGTCGCAATGGGAACCCACGAATTAGTCTCGCTGTAATCTAGGAACAGGAGTTAACCAATGGCAGTCACGCTTGGTTCTAATGGCGTGCTGGAGGCGAATCTAATCATTCCACAAAGTACCACATTCGCATGTGCGCGTAAGTTTATATTTTACACCTCCTTTAATGGAAAGGCATGCTGTCTACCATAAGGAGGTAAAATGAACAGCATCGAAGTTGCTAAGAAGCTCGTCGAGGAGAACGACAAGGACATCGAGGATTTCCGTAACGCGGAGAAGATCATCCGTCAGCGCATCGAGGAGTACACGAGTGACGTTGAGAAGTATGAGAAGCTTCTCGAGGCCAGGAAGCGTGCTCTCGCAATGGCTGAGGAGGATCTTGAGCGCAAGAGGGAGATGAAGAAGGAGTACCTCGTCGACAACTTGGCGCTTAAGATGTTCATCGCTAATGGCGGTGGGCTGGACATGCTCGACTAAGACTGAGGTCGTGTGAGAGAAATCTTGCACGGCCTCTTTCTTTTTACACTCCTTTAATGAGGGAATAGGCCCTCAGTGTATAAGGAGGCTGTATGGTTACTATCGAACTGAACAAGCACGAGGCTAAGATTCTCAAGAGGTTGCTTGCTTCGGACAAGAAGGAATTTTGTGATACTTTGCGCCACATGACGGACCGACTGGAGAATGGCAACTTCAGCCAGTCCGGATTCAAGCGCAAGGACTATCCGAGCCTGATTGGCCACACGAGCGACGCTGTTGCGGTGATTAACAGCGTGCTAAATCAGCTCTAAACCAAGGGCCCTGTGATATTTGCAGGGCCTATTTCTTTTTACACTCCTTTTAATGAGGTGGTATACTCTATTTTAAGGAGGAACTATGGCCATGCGACTTAGCGGAATGGAAAACCCGTATAAGGAGATGCTGGAATCGAAGGAGGTTCAGGAACTTCTTGATAAGATTGATTCGTCGCGTAAGAATCGTCTTCTATTTAAGATTACTCGCGCACTGTATAATCGAGGAGGGTTCGTGAACACAATTCTCCAGCTCATGTATTACGGCGGTCTCTATGACGCCTATCGCATCATGGGTAAGTCTAAGAACGAGTAAGCCTCAACCGAAAGGGTCTTTTACAGGCCCTTTCTCTTTTATATTTTACACTCCTTTTAATGAGGCTATTGAAAGGAGCTGGTATGTTAATTAAAAAGATTCGCTTTATGCTTAATCGTATTCGAATGATTAGGAGTGAAATCGATTATCAAGAAATTGTGTTGAGCTATGCTACCGATGATGTCGATAATCTAATTAATCTAGTTGACGAAATTCGTGAAGTAGGTTTTGAGGATACGGCATTACTTGAATGGCGACTCGACCGGGTGGAGGTACATGCGAAACAACTCCGAGACATGATCGAATCTGCTGAGCAATCGAGATCTATAGTTGAAGAACTGGCGAATTAGCCTCACAAACAGATATTCTGAAAGTAATTTCAGGGTATCTGTTTTTCTTTTCAAAATCGGAAATTTCCCCAGGGGGTGATTTTGAAATGCAAGTTGAAATTGAGGAAGTGCGAGCAACCAAAACACGTGATTTTCATAAGGTCCGCTTTGAAGATAAGAATGACTATAACAAGGCCAAGTGGATGCTATCACGTCTTCCGGTAACGTACGCAGTTAACGACTTCACCCACACTTTATATTTCCTCGGAAAGAAGTTTTAGGAGAGCCTATGTCTCGTAGTCGAAAGAAACATCCTCTGATTCAGGGATGCGGTGATAAGAGCTTCAAAAAGATATTTAATCGTCGCTTTCGACGCAAGAAAGATTTAGACTTTCCGTCAGGCAATGCCTATCGCAAAACCAACGAATCCTGGGAAATTTGCGATGCGTTGCTTGGATATTTTTGTCATGAAGACATACCAAATGAAGAGCGCAAATACTGGTATGCTATGAAGTGATATTTTACACTCCTTTTAATGAAGGGTTAACGTTGAAAGGAGTTAGGATGGATAATTACTACGTTTGCCGTGACTACATGAACGACTTCTACAAGATTAAGGTCGAAGACAACTACTACGATGCAGTTATCGCAGCGGCTGTCTACGCCAAGAAGAACATGTGGGATGTCGTAGTGATTCACGGGACGGAGGTTATCTACAGAGCAAAACCTTAACCCACCAGCCCAAGGGACACACGTCCTTTGGGTTTTATATTTTCGAAAGGAGGTGCGAAACCAATGTATCTAGCACATCATGGGATTAAGGGTCAAAAGTGGGGTGTGAGGAGGTATCAAAACAAAGACGGAACCCTTACTGCGGAGGGGCGACAACGTTACAAATACCGTTCCAACATTATTCGAAACCGACCATATACGGACGACGTGAATGATATTGTTCGCACCCTTTCAAAGAAAGAGCGAGATTTTCTTGGCGCCGAGGACAACAAAGACTGGATAGACAAGAAACACGAACTAGAAACTCTTACAAACAAAGCAGCAACGTTTGTGTCAAAAGAGGGAAACACGCCAGTATCCTTTGTTGAAATTTGGACAAACGGCGGAAGAACCGGACAGATATCTTTAGCCACCAGAAATGACCCAAAATACCGTGGAAAAGGATACGCATCAAAGAATGTAGAAAAAGCAATAAAATGGTGCGACCGATACGGCAATAAGTCTATCGATGAGCTCGAATGGATTGCCGATAGAAGAAACACGGCATCCATAGCCTTGGGTAAGAAATACGGTTTCGTAGAAGACGACCCAAATAAGCACGGACACAATTGGAAGGATGACTGGTCTGAAGAATACGCAATGATGTACAGGCCGATTAAAAAGAAATAATTATATTTAGGAGCTGACAAAAGTGATTATTCTTACTAATGATGCTAGCTTAACGCTTGGTCCTGGTCAGTCGCTTACGTTCAAGGTTGCTTAAGTATGACTGTTAGTATTCCGATGGGATTGATATTTCAAACCGCGTTAACCGGTATTGTTGGATGGCTCGTCAAGCTTGTATTAGATACGCTTAAGAATTATAGCGATGAAAGCAAGGCTTGGCGCAAGAAGATGGACGACAAGGTTGATGGGATTGGGGACGCCACTCAGGCAACCATGCGCACCACAATCCTGCACTATTGCGAGAAGTATATTACTCGCGATTGGATTACGTCTGAAGAACTATCGTCGCTTCTTGATATGCACAAAAAGTATACCGTCATAAATCCCAAGAACGGTTTTATCGACGCGTATGTCGAACGTGTCAAACAGCTTCAGATTCGTGAGATTTAGTCATTTATTTTTACACACTCCTTAATGGAAGGTTAATAAGATTGAGCCATTAAGGAGGCCCAAAATGACCAAGACCATGATCCAGTATGAGATCAACCAGATTCAGACGAAGCTGCGTTACATCGCGGCTTACGACCTGTATGATGTGTATGATGTTGCATACCTGGAGAACAGGTTGAAGGAGTTGAAGGCCGAGTTGCATAGGTTTGAGATTAAGTAACTCGGAAGGCCATTGGCCCGGCGCATTTTGCCGGGTCTTTGGCTTTTGTTTTGTCAAATAGAGAAAGGAGTTGAAATGAGCAAACCTCTGCGTCAAGTTTTGGATGATATTTCTCGTGCATACAATAGCGTCTTAGACTGTATGGAAGATAGTCGAGAGAAATCGTTAGTGTTAACAAAACTAGACGAGGCTCGTATGTGGGCCATTGAATCTTGTATAAAACCCGATGTTCCGGAGAAAAAGCCAGATGAGTGGAATTAAAGGAATGCGCTGGGGTACAGAGAATTTTAAGTCTGAAAAGAAGCGAGCTTATCTCTTTGTGAGTTTGCCAATGGCGGGACGACCTGAGGATTATATTCGCGACCGTCAGCAGGAGATTTTGAAGGCTGTGAACGAGAATTCAAAGGAGTTTATATTTGCTCTGATTGACACTTTCTCTAATGAGGAAGCTCCGGAGATTAACGTTCCAAGCCTTTGGTATCTCGGCAATAGCATTCGACTTCTTGGTATGGCCGACCTAGTGATATTTGATAAGGACTGGCGAAAAGCCCGTGGATGCCGTGTTGAGCACGCTATCTGCGAGCTTTACGGCATCCCTTACATGTATGTGGATTCGGAGGACCGTTATAATGACGAACAAGACCTATGATATTTTGAAGTGGGTGGCTCAAATTGTATTGCCTGCTCTTGGCACTTTTGTTGCTGGTATTTTTGCTCTATATCACCTTCCTTACGGTGAGCAAGTGGTTG